AGCTTCTCTTTGGTTATGATAGAATGTTCCAAGAGTAACTGCTCTTTCTGATTCTGCATTCCAAATAGATATAATATCTTTTGGTGAAAAGCCATACCACTTAGATCTCTTATTCTTGCATACCTTCTTTGCAATCTTCTCTGCATCAAAAGGTTTTTTAAAATGAGATACTAGTGTAGTAACACTTATCCAATTAATTTCTGACCCATCATTGCTCTTATAGCTATGATCTTTGGCATTAAATACTATACTCATAGTTTCTCTAATTCTTCTTCTTGTTCTTCAGTAATTAAAGCATCCCATTTACCCAATGGACATGAAGCTGCTAATGATCTAGTTTTAAATGTAAGTGAACACCCACATTCATTACAGCAAGGAGCTGTACCTTTTACTGCACACTTCTTACCTTTACTAGGACACTCATCACAGATGTCATATCTAAGTCTAGATATTTCTTCTACTGTCTCATCTCTAATTACAGAGTTCTTGATACCTTCAAGAATCTGTGATCTGTTTTGCCAAATAAGATTAAGTACGTTTTTCATTATTCTTGGTTTTTAAAAATTCTTCTTTCCTATTATTTACTTGTTCCAACTTAGAGCTTAACTTTAGTAATAGCTCTAGTTTGTTTTCCATTGCCTTTTTATTATGGTATGCTTTGAATGTAGAAGTATCATGATTATCAAGTGATTTAGTTATCTTATCAATTGAACCTGTTACTGCTTTTGGTTTTGCTACAAACTGACCAAGACCATCTATGTTTATTCTTGGATATTCTAGATTGGTAAGTAGCTTTCTAACATCTTTATAATAAAACTCTACTAAGTCTTCAACTAAATCTTTTTTAATGTTTAGATCTTCAGATACTACATCATAGATTCTTTTAGCTTTCCTTGGATTCATCCCCTAAAAATTTGTAATCTAAAAGAATAGTTCCTTCTGTCTGAATCTTTAAATCTGGATTTAGTTTAATTAACTTTTTGTTAGATGCATCTTTAATTACCAGATTGTTTTTCTCAGCTTTATTTACACTGTTCCTAACAGTCTGTGGAGATTTAAAGATTGGCTCTTCATCTGAAGATGCATCATAACAAAAGTCTGTTAATTCTATTGGTTCATTGAAACTTAGTAAAGTCAAGCAATTAAGATCTGAGTCACTAAGATTAATTCTCTTAATGTAGCAGTGTGTAAGAATCTGGAATTTAACCACATCCCATTTGGGCATTCTTACTTTTTTCTGTACTTGATTTACTATAGCCATGATTACCCTCTCTTAAGCTTTCTGCCTTCAGATTTAGTTGGTTCAGAAGATTCTTCTTGATCATCACCTTCTTCTTGTGGAGGATTCATCATCATAGCAAACTGATATTGAATACTAGATCTTTTAAATCTTGTTTCATCAATTTCTAAAAGCATTTTTTCATAATCTAGTTGAGCTTTTAAATATGGCATAGAGTTTCTGTAAAACTCAAGCATCTTTTCTTTTTGCTCTTCTAATTGTTCTGGAGTCATCTCCATTTCTGGTTGTTGGTTTGTTGTTTCCATAAGACGTTAATTTATATTAGTTTACACAAATATATATAAAATAAGTTTAAATAAAACAAGTTTAAATAAAAAATCCAGGCATAGTATATACCTGGATCACCTTACTTACAGAAAAGTAATTTATTTTTTTCTTTTTGCTACTGAACCGCCTTTAGACATGCTTGACATCCAAGTTCTACCAGGAGCTGGTCCTGTTCTAGATCTTGTAGTTTTTCCTCTTAGAGTTCTAGTCTTACCACACTTAGGTCTTCCAGGTCCACAACTTTCTTCTGTTGACATACCTAATGCAGCTTTTTTAAGTTTTTTAATAGAACCACCATCTCTTTCTATTCCTAATTTCTCTTTAATTTTATCTTTATTCTTAAGAGCTAATCCACCAAGTACACCAGCTGCAACACCACCAATAATTTTTCCTACAGGAATTTTACTAGCGGCAGCTCTTCTATTATTAACTCTATTAGCTCTTTTATGACCACATCCTGGTTTTCCTGGCCAACAATTTTCATCTGTTGCACCACCAACTTTCTTAATTGGAGTTAATGTAGTTGTGCTTTTAAGATTTCCAGATCTATCAAATCTTTTTTTCTCTTTCTTTAAAACTGTACTACCACCCATCATACCACCTTTTGGTGTATAATAATTTGCATAGTCAGTTGTAACAACTTTCTTAGGTGTTACTCTATCTTTTCTGTAAACAGTTTTAGTTTCTGTTCCTAGTGTAGATTTTTTGTCAGAGCTTTTAATGTCAGTTTTTTTGACTACTCTTTTTCTAGATGGATTAATTGGATCTGCCATGATTACCGATTTTTTATAGTTAAGTTTAATATAGTTAGTAAGTAAAAGTTTCTGGATATATCTATCTCAAATGATAAGAAGTCTAATGAAGAGATTCTTACTCTAATCATTATTTTATCCCATTGTTTTGTGGATGATTTCCAAGAGTTTCTAAATTTCATTTTATAGGTTTTTTAACATGTCTATTACTTTAGGATCTGGATACATATCACTCTTATCTTTTCTAACAGAGTTATGTGTATAGATTCCAGGAACCCCTTTAAATGCTTCTCTATCAATTGCCCAGATTTCTGATCTATAAGTCTTAGGAATATCATATGTTTCACATAAGTATTCTACTAGTTGTCTTAGAGATTCAATCTGTGCATCTGAATATTTGTACCAATATTTAGTACCTTTAAATGGTGTCTCAAGAGTTGTTACATTCTCTGGTTTAACTACACCATTTACATAGTTATAGTATTTGCCATTGCGGAGTTTTAATGGACCCCAATTACAAACTTCTATACCTACAGAAAGTTTATTTAAGTTCTGATACTTTGCACCATTCTTAGTAAAGTCTTCTGAATCTATACCTAAATGCCAAGCCCAATGTTTAGATGAGAAACATTGTACAATGTCCCCATTCTCACCAATAACAAATGCAGTTGCTATTCTTGTATCATTACTATTCCAGTATCTTGATACAGCTACTGCATTGCCTCCACCTGCTGTATGATGTAGGTAGATTTGTGTCTTCTTAGACTCTTCAGCATAGAACTGATCTTTGTCTAATCTTGCCTGAACAATTTTATTAATATCCAGTTTCATTAGTTCTTGATGTCTTTGTAAGTGTCTGATGCTTCTTTTAAACCTTTTCTTAATTTCTTTACAGTATCACAAGTTTTTCTAAGTACATTGTTTCCGGTAATATCAAACCAGTTTTCATTAATAGAAGCTAGTTCTATAATTGAGAATATGCCTAGTAGGATATTAGTTAAAATAGCTGGTACAGAAATTACAAAAGAAAAACCTAAGAAGTCAAGTAAGCTATTTGCAAATGGAGTTAATGCATAATAGTCTAATGGAAACACTACACCTGCAGTGATATAATACCCTAGAGATTTGTACACATATCCCTGTCTAAGAATTCTAGATTGAAATACATCTCTGTATTTTCTATTAGTCTGTTTAGCTATTTTTCTAAGGGAAATTAGTTTAACTACAGTATCTACAAAGATTATAAACATTAAAACAAGAACCATAATTTCAATTGGTGCAAAGAAAGAAGAAACTGCCAAGATTCCTAAAGTTATATTTGTTTTCATATTGTAGGTATTTGAGCTTTAATCAGACGGTATATAATATATAATATAATAATTATTAACCATATACCACCCAACCATGCTAGGAAATTGACCCAACCTGGGATGTATTTTATCTTTTGTGGCTTTTGAGTTTTTGTTACTAATCTAGTTTTATAAATAGTATTGCCTCTTACAGTTCTGTAGATAGTATCTACGCGGGCAATTACTTTGTATTTATTGTCTCTAACTCTTGATTGTAACTTAATAATAGTTCCATCTTTCTCTGCTAGTCTAGAGGCATATACATTACCTAGTGAATCACAGAATAATGTGTCTTCTATATATACAGTTTCTCCCGGGATATTAATAGTTGTATCTCTAATTTGTGTTATTGTAACTATACTATCTTTCTGAGTACATAATGGACAGTATTTTTCAAGTCTTCTTTCTAATGAACAAGAAGTGATAAATACTAGTAGTAAAGAAAGTATAATTAAGTTTTTCATACTATTTAAATATTTGGATAACAAATTTTGGAACATCTGCAATAATACTTACATCTGAATTCTCAATTGTAAAAATAAAGTACATTGTATTAGTTAAATCAATAAATGTAATAGCATCATCTGTTTGATTATAATCAGTTTCAACTTGACCAATAGGATCAGCTCCAATAATATTAGTACCGCTAATTGTAAAAAATCTAGAAAAAGAACCTGAATTAAGTCCGGGAGTTAAAGCACTAGATGTTGCTATTAAGCTACCGCCTACAAATGTTGGTACATTATTATAGTATAATCTATAGATACTTGTTCCAGTTGTAGCTATAATATTATGCTTAGCTAAAGTAGTAAACATATCTCTAGAATTTAGTTGTCCCGGATCTACTCTTATTATTGAACAATCTGTTTCTGCAATTGTACCTGCAACAGGATTACCATCCATTGTTAAAACAATTGGATTTTGCGGGTTAGATATTTGAATTAATGTACTCATTTGAATCAGTAAATTTTATTTAATATAAATATATCTGAGTAAATAGAATTGAGTCCTGATGCACTACTAAATTGTGCTGTAACATCTAATGTGTTTGGTATTGTTGTATCAAAGGTTGTGCTGTTTACTGTATTAAAACCAAATCCTTCTGATGTACTATTAGATTGTTTTAAACTTAAAAAATTAGCAAGTGTAACAATTGATGCTACTCCCGCAGTGCCAATGGCTCTAATAGTAAAGTCCAATGATAAAGACCAAACAGCATTTGTAGTAGCAGGTAAAGTTTGTAATCCGCTATCTGCTAAAATAACCCCATTGGTTTTTATTCTTATTCTTATTGAATCATTATTTTTTGCCGATAATAAACCACCAAAGTCTCCTCTGAAAGTATCTCCAACTGAGAATCCATTTGCAGGAACTGACAAACTACCTACTCCACCATTAATTAAAGTTAACTCAGCTGTTGTACCAGTAATTACTGGACTATTTCCTAATTGAGCAAATAAACCATAGTTAGTAGCTGCAGGTCCACGCAAATAAATTTCAGTGCTCATTACTTATGATATCCAAGTGATTAAAAATGCTGTGCCTGTTGCATCATATGTTATAGAGCCCAAGGTATTATTTAAAGCTCCAGCATCATAATTTATAGTTGTTCCAGCTGGTAGAATTTGACCATCTACAGTACCAGCAGCAGCTCCTACATTAGCAATAGAAAAACTATAAACTCCTAGGGGTGTAGCATTAGGTCCTAAATCATATAAAATTTGAGGTGTTCTTTGTTGACCATTAGTAGTTCCAGTTAATGCATTAAAAACAGCTTGAATACCTTCAAGCACTTTTAATTGGAAAGGGAAATTATTTCCCTTGTTTCCGTAGTCTTTTAAATTTCCTATTGACATTATGCAGGATTAATAATCAAGAAATGAATGTTTAATGGTTGATCCAATGGGCCAGAAGCATCTGGATTTCTAATAATAATCCTTGCAGAATTACCCAGTGCATTAATTTCTGAAGATACTACTGGAGTACCTGATCCAACAGATGGATAATTAATACTTAAAAGCAAAATTGAATTTGCTTCTATATTTGTATTATTTAATACAAATACATCCGGTGTACCTGGTGCAGTAGCTGCATTTACTGTATTAATAACTCCGGCATGTGTATTTAAAGTAACAGCCGTATTAATATTTGTTAATTGAGTTACAGTACCTGTATCGTACAAAGATTGTAAAGGTGCTGCATTTACTGCAAGAGGCAACCAAGCATCATCTCTGCTAGGGTCTTTAGCTCCAACCGCTAATAAGTTAGAAACATCTGTAGGAAGAGTTTCTCTGTAGTTTCCGGCTTTAATCCAAGAAATAAAATTTAAAATATCCATGATCTTTTGTTTTTAAAATAATAATTGTATACACTATATCTATAATATAATGAAAATTATTTAGATAACAAACTAATTAGAAACTAATTCTTTATATATATCCATTGTATCATCTACTAGAATGATACCCTTGTCCGTTTCTACGTGCAGTTGTGTATCACTCACTACTTCAATAGGTCCTGTGATTGTATACTCTATTCCATTGTAATTAAACATATGCAAATACTTTATACATATCTATGTTAGCTACATCGGCAATGTTTTGACATTGCATAGTAAATAAGATATATTGATTAACTGTTCTATTGAATGCAGTGGTTTGTATAGTGGTACCTGGATTATATTCAATTGTATTTCCTCCTGTTGCCCTAAGACTTGTGCCATCATAGCTATAGTTACGCTCGCAGTAAAGTATGAACTGCCCAGCATTGAAACTAAATATACCACTAATTAATGTAGCACCTGTTAAGCTGTTGGTAGTGTTGAAGTAGATACGTCCATACATCTGCCCTACATTGCCTGATTGTCGGTACATCCTAAATACTACCTGCAGGATATTGTTGCTGTTTAATGTATTGGCAGGGATGAGTAATGAATGACATATAGTTATACTTGTGCCTGTAGTAGGAGTGCCTAGTATTCCACTATATCCCATTAGCCTGGGGCCGATGGTTAAATTCCCACTACCTAGCAGTGAATTCCCGTTCACTGTCTTGATGTTGGTGCCTGATACCAATGTAGGTTGATAGGTACTAGCTGCAGTTGCTGCTGTAAGATAAGGTCCTAATGCTGAGGAAGTTATAAATCCTGATGGGTTTGTACTATTATAAGGTGTAAATCCTAAAGCACTAGTAACCATAGATCCTGTTATACCTGAGATAAACCCACTAGGATTTGTAAGAGGATAATAGGTACTTGCGGCAGTAGCTGCAGTTAAATAACCTGACAGAGCTGCAGTTGTAATATATCCTGCTGGATTTAAACTTAGTGGATAATACTGTAAGTCATAAGTGGGTAAACCATTAGCCCATACTACTCCCGGGTTAGGATAACTACCAGATAGATCCCCACCAGCTGGACCAGAAGGAGCACCTCCCCCACCTCCACCACTAGTTTTTGGTTTACCATCTGGACCATTTATTTGTAATCCACCACCAAATACATTTCCATTATTATCAACTACTTGCATAATCTATACCGTATACATAATAAGTAGTACCAGGAATATCTGAGTATACAACTAACTCATCCCCTTCTTTTAGAGCATATATTAAATCATCAGTAACTGTATCTCCAGGATCTAAGTTTAACTCATATAATGTTTCACTAGTAGCAGATATTGCATCATATCTTTCTAGTGTAAGCACATATGCTAAAGGATTATAAAACCTTAAGGTTGTTATCTTAGTTAATACTGGATTAGCTGAACCTATATATAGTATTGTACCAGCTACATTAACTTCCCCTTGTTTAACAAATTCTGCCATACACTAATATACAAAAAAATCCCCAGCTTTGCAACTGGGGACGAGCCTGTTTGTATTAACCTTGGAAAGAGAGATACAGGCTATAGTAGTAGGCCAATTGTTAGTGCAAGGGCTAACATAACTGCAATGCAAATATTTGCAATTTTAAAATCATCTTCATTAATTACATACTGTTGTGATATCTTATCAAATACTGGTTTATATAAGATATGTGCTATTGCCCAAAGCATGGCAATGCATGTAAATAACACAATGATTGCAACTATTCTCATTACTTCATATTTAATAATCTTTCAGACATTAGTAAAGCTCTTGTCAAGTCACCAATTGTCTGATCAAATAATAAACTTTTTACTGGAGATCTATTTTCATTATAGTTGTCCTTAAGATCTTCAGCTACTTTAGAAAATACTTTTCTAAGTTCAATAATTTGTTCTGACTCATTAATCTCTTCTGAGTCTAAACCAACTAAGATATCCCCAAAGGAATAGATCTTAGTTTCTCTAAATGCTAATTCTTCACTCATAATCTATCAATTCTTCTTTGTAAATATACTAAAGCTTTTTGTAAGTCTTCTTTTTTGTTAGAAGTTTTTTTACCAGCTCGTGCTAAATACTTTATAACATTCCCTAGATAAAAGTCTTCATCTAAACCCCAGGCTTCTAATACATTAAATACCTCATAAGTATTTCCTGCTCCACCATAATACTTGGGTCTATCAAGATTTACCAATCTATCTGTCAATGGTATCTGTTTAGATACTATCTTATCAAAGGGTGTATACATCTTACTGTTATACAAGTTCTCTGATTCTTCTGTAAAGTTTACCATACAATTGCAATGTCTCTTTCAGCAACCATTAACTTCATTCCATCTTCTAGCTCTACTGCTTCAGATGCTTGTAGACCAGTGATTCCCATATACACTTTATCCCCTACCTTTACTGATTCTACTTCATTCCCTATGGCATAAACTTCTAGTTTAGTCCATGTTTTTCTCATGTCCATTTCAAGTGCATGCTTGTCAGCTTCACTTAATTCAAATTGAGATTCTTTTACTTCTGGTTTATTTAATAAAACCCGTCTTCCTTTTAGTTGCATTTTATTGGTTTTTAATTACAAGCAAATATATATAAAATTTATTTACCTTGTCCTCTATATAACTTTTTATATTTCTTGCTTGACTTAAGCTGACTAGTTTTAGTTTTAGCATGTATGCCTGGACGGGATACTTTAGTGGTAACTAGTTTCGTTGTTAGTTCTTTTATTTTTGCCATGATATATTATTTAGTACTATACAATATACTAAATTATTTAATCACTCTGTGAAAAGTTATATTACTTTTTGCACGTATGTCTTTATGAGTATACTGCCAGAACTCTCCTGTTTCATTTATTATTACAGTGTATATAGTATCTGTTTCATGCCCATAGTCAGTAACTAACCAAATAACCCCCGGCCCTTTTGGTGTAATAACTTCTACTCTGTTAGTAGGTTCATAGATCATGGTAGTTCCATTTTAATTTTTTCATCCCGCTCTACTAGTGTCTTATATAACTCTATATCTGTTGACCATTCTCTACCTGTCCAAAACTCAAACCCAGAATAATTAGATTTATACAAACAACACTGCTCATACCCACCCAACAAATATACATATTCACAGCCTAATATTCTAGCTGTTTCACATTCATACATTTGAGCTACAGTACCTAGTGATAATTTAGGATTAGCATAATCCCATATAAACTGGTATGCCACAAATTGATCATTGAATGTTTTGTATAAACTTATCCCTATTAGATCTCCATCCCAGTATTCTATAACAGAGCAATCTTCAAATGATGATAAACTAATATCCCGTTTAAACCCATGATAGTCACAATACTTCTCATAGAGCTCAGAATACTTTTCTCTTTCAGCAGCTACATTACCTGCTTGAACTATAACTCTCTTTGATAATTTCTTAGTTGTCTTTGATGGGGAGTACTCAGATAAATTAATCCGGGTACTTCTTTCATTGTACCATCTACCCTCCCAGGGAATCCAGCCTTGTTTAAGTGCATCTGTAGAAGATTCATTAGGATCTAGTATACCATAAGCACAATTGACTATAACTTCTAGATCACTTACTTTACCAAACCCATTAATGTGATCAAAGTAGACTTTCACTTTCTAGAGAAGAAGTTTTTCTTTGGTGCTTCTACCTTAGTAGTCTTTAGTTTCTCAATGATCTTGTTTGCTTCATCTTCAGCAAACTGAATAGCTTCTTCTTCTTTGTCCATGATCTTCCAGTTATTTAATAGAATACTCATGTGCATAGTTTCATGCATAACAGCTGTGGCTTTCTCTGTAGTAGAATACTTCTTAAAAGTACCCATGTTCAAAAACAAGAAAGGTTTGTGGGGAGCTTTTGCTGTTAACTTCTTATCAGCGGGATCATAGTTAGTCCAGCCATAAATATATACACCATTGCCTTTGGTCTTATCTACTTCTTCAGCTTGTGCATCTGCTCTGTTCAAGCCATGCATCTCCGGGACTTTGTAATAGTCAAAAATCTCAGTAGCATCATTGCCTACTAAGAGTACATACTTACCCATGTCAAACTTCTTCATATACTAATATACAAATTATTTTCCAAACTCTGTATTACTATAAGCATCACATTTCTCAGATGACTTGCATCCAGTCATAAGATACCCTATAGCAACTCCTACACATACAGCAAATATATATAGGCAAAATAGTTTCCATTTATCCATGAGACAAATATAATAAAATAACAAAGGCCCGGGCTTTCAACTCCAGACCTTTGTACTAGTAATAACCCCTTATTATAGCGTGACAAATATAAAACTAAATTTTAAAATTCCAAACGGGGGTAAGATTATTTTATATTAGAGGTGGTGTGGGGTCATATGCAATTGACCCCCGGGGGGCCAAGCCAAATGGGACTACCCCCCATGAAATCTGAGGCAATGATCTGTGTTACAAAATAATTTTACAAATGTAATCTCAGCAGAAAAGTTTCTGACTAGCATGCAAGGCAAGGACATGTGGATGCTAAGACTAAGTACATGCTACATGACTAGTGATGCAAGGTGGTGCATGCTATGCCAAGCCAAGACTTATATACTATTCTTATGACTAAGTGACTAATAACAGCCACCGCACAGAAGGCAAGCTGCTTCATACTTCAGCCCTTTGCCTTCTCTTGCCTTTGCCCTACACGCACAGAGCCCTTACTAAGACATTAGCCTTCTCTATCGTTCAGACTAAAGCCTTAGTAAATGCTCTTGCCCTAACACATCATTCATTCTATAGGTGTGGCTACGCCACTAGCTTTCTGTCTTTCTTTCTTTCTTAATCTTTAATAAGAATAGGATGATAGGCAAAGCCGTAAGCCCTATTGTTAACTCACCATGGAAAGGCCTCTGTATGGAGCAATGAGTTATATACTACAAAGCCACCAAGGCAGGGAAGACGTTCTCTGCCTTATTTTTTTTTTTGAATCTTTAATAAGTTGAGAACTTTAAATTCATTCCTATGCACAGAGTAGATGTTTTTAGTTTTCTTGCATCAGATGCAGGAGAACTAACCAAAATGCAAACAAGGTTGAACCAATGGCTTACAGCCAAAACATTGGTGAAGTATGAAATACACACAGCAGGTGAGTATATCATATTCAATGTTTGCAGAAAGAAAGAACAGGAGTAATCCTGTTTTCTTTTTTTTAATCTTTAATAAGTTAAGAACTTTAAATTTTAAGCTTATGTTTATCAATTCACTTATTGAAGAAATTGCAGGATTATCTATCTTATTAGGAAAGCCTGCTAATCCCGAATTATTAACTGCTTTTGAATCCATGGATAAAGACCATGTGAAAGAGTATAGGGATTCATTAGCAAAAGAATTTGGGATATTGCGTCCTAATGTGCATTTGCTATTAGAGGAAGAAGGGGTTTAACCCTTTCTTTTTTTTTAAATCTTTAATAAGGAGAGAAATATAAAACTATTTACTATGAAAAAGACAATTGCACCTTACTTGTTTTGTGTTATTTTATTAGGAGCATTCTCCGGAATATTCATGGGCATGGGACATGACATAATTAAACACGTAGGATTCATGTGTTTATTTTGGGCTCTAATGCTAGTAGGAATGTTATAGGGGAATAATCCCCTTTTAAATTTTAAATCTTTAATAATAAAATAATCATTAAAATAAAAGTTATGAATAATTTAATTGAATTGTTAGGTGAAGAAATGTATGTAGAATTTGTGTTAGAATTGTTGGAAGAGAAGGATAAGTGTTATGGGGGTGAGGGTAAGTGTTATGAGGATATAGAGGAAGATATGTTAGTTTTTGGAGAAATTTAAAAAATAAAGGAGGAGTAATCCTCTTTTAATTTTAAATCTTTAATAAGAAGAGAAATATAAACTATGTGGATACTTGAATACATTGTAAATGACTCTGATGTTAGAGAGTCATATACATTCCCAACAAGGGATTTAGCTTATTGGAAGAAGTATGATTTGGAGAACCAAGGTAATCATACTTATGGAAAGTTTAGAATTAGAAAGGGGTAAGACCCTTTCTTTTTAATCTTTAATAATATGAGAACAATTAAATTATTTATTATGACACAGTTAGTTTATTTAAACAAGAAGAATTGCACGGTAGATTTTATCTCTAATAGAAACAATGTAATTGTAACTATTACTTATCCTGAATTAGGATTATCAGATGAATCTACAGGAACATGTGATGTATTCAGGAATGTAGCTATGAATAAGAAATACTTCAACCAAATTAACTCAATGGGTTATGTTGAAGGAAGACTTAGACGTGCAGATGATGGCTTATGGCTATTTGAAGGATTTAGTTTTAAGTAATAATTGGGGGTGCAATGCATCCCCTTTTTTAATTTAATCTTTAGTAAGACATAAACATTTAAAATTATTTATTATGAAAAAGACAATTAGTGTATTTGATTTAATACTTGATTTGGATTGCCTCATTGCAGAAGCAAAGGAATATCTTAGAGATAATCCTGATGCAATAGATGCAGGATATTTTATAGAGCAAATTCCTGTATGGGAAAAGCAAATAGAATATTTTGGTGGTATGCAAAATTTGGAAGGAAGGGAGTAATCCCTTTCTTTTTTTAATCTTTAGTAAGATGGGAAATAATAACTATGATAACAAAACTTGTGTTTACATGGTATCTACTTACGGGAGTAGTAGTACCAACTGATGAGGTAGATGGTAGAACAATCTATAGTATGCCAGAGGCAAACATAGAATATGCATATGAGGAAGAACTCATAGAGTATATAGAGACCAAAACATTTGAATATAATGAGGGAGAATAACTCCCTTATTATTTTTTAATCTTTAATAAGCATTGAACTTTAAATTATTTATTATGACAATTAGAACACGCGTAAGTAAGTTAAACCAATTTGATTTACCATCAACATGGTATGACAGATTAGAAAGGTTAAACCCAAATGAATTAATCTACATCAGCACTAATAAACCTGCTGAACAGATGTCTATTGCAGAACTTGAAGCCCTCATTGAGGATAAGAAAGTCAATGCTATCATAAAACAAGCAACAGAGCAATTGTTTGAAGCAATAGATATTCTTAAAGGGTATGGTGCTGACATTGATATTGATGTTATTGGTATCAAAAGACCTGATTATAGTTTAACAGATAAAGAGGGGGAGTAATCCCCTTTTTTGTTTTTTTAATCTTTAATAAAATATCAATCTTAAAACTATTTATTATGCTTAAAGGAACACTTACATTGGTCGGTAAAAACATATATACTGACAAATTTAATAGACCCTATGCTTGGGGTAGAGTTATCATAACTGGAGAAGAAACAGAATCCTTTGTTATGATTCCTATGAGAGACCTGTTCTTTGTTAGTATAGGTACTGAAATTAAAGTACATGGACTACCAAAGTCAAATGGTTATAAGCAATCTTATGTAATGGAACCAATGGATGATTTTAATTATCAGGTTTCCCTAATGGAAAAATTGGTGGAACATAAGGTTGCTGAGCTGTTAGCTGAAAAGGGGATGTGATCCCCTTTTTAATCTTTAATAATAAGAAAAACTTAAAATTATATATTATGCAAGTAGAACTTACACATTACAGAATTATGGAGTATTCAAATGAAAAGATTTATGGATACACAATAAGTGGTACAAAGAAAGAATTAGACAAAGTTAGAAAGTCCAAATTCTATAAGGGGTATACTAATACTATTACAGGTGAACCAGTAATGTATAGTAAATATCCAGTTTATGCTAATTACATAATGCATCTTTTATCTAAAGGGGAGTAATTCCCCTTTTTTAATCTTTAGTAAAAAGAGAATAATTAAAACTATATATTATGGAAATCAAAAGAATTAAAGCACCCAAGTTTAGAGTAGGAAGATATGTACTCAATGAGTATGAATTTAGAAACTTACAACTTGAGGTTGCATTGGGTATAAAACCTGCGGGAATAAAAGTAACAGACTCTTTAGGTAATAAGTCCACGATTATAGAGAATGGGTGCTTGAGCCACAGCCTTAATAAAACAATGGGCATATCAGGAGAGCTATCTCTTGAGTTACTAAGAGCAAACAGAAGGGGGGAGTAACCCCTTTTTTCTTTTTGAAAAGTTAGCCAGGGAAAGTTAGTCTCCACACGGTGGAGCAAGTAGACTTTGGTCCTGATAATCAAGGACTTAGAAAATGACTAAGAATACAAAAACTTATTCTTAGAAAGGAGAACACTCCGTGTTCAGCCTAACAGAAATCTTTAATAAAAAGGAAAAGCCTAAAAGGGCAAGGCTTGGTTTTGCCCTACAACAATAATCTCATAATTTTATCAAAATGGGAATTGCATTAAAATTTGTGGAGCAAACAACTTCACGCGGTAACTTAATTAAAGTAGCAAAAATCAAAGGCACTCTTAAAAGACTGAGTGACAAAGTTTTTGACTATGACGTTGAGAATGAGAAAGGGGAGGTTGAAAAGGTTGAGTACAAACTTGCAACTGTTGAGTTCTTAGATGAGAACCAGCAAAAGCATGTAGCCAACAATGTGCATGTTTATAAGACTTCTTATGAGCAAGGCATGGAGGCAAATTGTACTTACTTAGGCTCTGTTACCCGCAGTAAGAATGCTGATGGTAGCCCACGTAGTCCATGGTGGAGTTTATCTTCATTAGTTATTGGTGCAGAAATCACTGATGACATGTTTGAGGAGGTGGAAGAAACATCCAAGGTGTTGAACCTGTAAGGGTGCTGAAAGGGGGAGTGTGTAGAAATACATGCTCTCCCTTTTTAATTACTGAGCCGGGAGTATATAGTACAACTCATTATTCTTAGAAAGGAGAAACTCTAAGGAGTTTCAGCCTGTGGAATCTTTAATAAGACGAAAAGGGAGACTGTATTTGCAGCGGTCACCGCAGGGTACCTTTGCTGTTGTTGCAAACATTCTATGGATAACCATAACTTACTGATAACCAGTGCGGAAATAAGTTTGTTTTAATCTATTAGTCTATGTTACTATAACACTACTCCTCTATTTATTATCACTAGACTATCTATACTTTACTATACTAGTATAGTATAGTTAAGGATTTTATATAGCTAACTTGTAATTACTAACCCTTAATATGTTTACTTATGCATAGAGCTACTTACTTTCTAACAGGAGTGCTATTCTCTCTTATAGTATATACTGTCTTTTATACTATTAGAACAGCACATAGAGAGACTCCGGTCAAAGGTATAGACCGGGAATATTATTTAGAAGTTTCCCAAGATAGTATTTGGGTTGAATCTAGATATGGAAAAATTTACAGTGGTAAGTATACAGACTTAGACAGTCTTATTACCATTGATAACTTGTAATTAATTGCAATATAGTTTCTAACAACCAGTAATGGTCATCCGAAGGTAGAGCT